ATTATCTGACATGATACAACTGGTATTTGTATTCGTGTTGTTCAAAGGAAGGAAATCGTCAGTTTCCTTCCTTTCTTATTATCTTTATTTATACTTTACTTTTCCAAGCAATTCATCCACGATGCTAAAGCATCTGTGGTTTTCTTGCTTGAATCTAAGTAAAAATACGAAATTGTTGTCAATGTACTTTTAATGAATTTCGACCATGATAAAGATGGAATAATCAGTGAGAAAGATCTGCAAATTAGTGAGCAATTAATCAAGTTGCAGATCGACAATCAAAAGGATCAAAACCAGGTAAGGATGGCATGGGTTGCAATGTTATCAATGCTTGGTATTACACTATTATTATTCAGTCCTTTTGTTCCTGATTCACGAATTTTAGCTTTGCGAGATCTTCTTGATCTTTTTTATGTCGCGCAGGCTAGCGTGGTTGGAATGTTCATGGGTGTCAAGGCGTACATGACACGAAAGATGTGATCAACGTTGTGGAAAATAGATGAATACAATTTACTTTGGAATTATCGAGGATCGTGATGATCCACTGAAATTGGGACGATGTAAGGTTCGTGTCGTCGGTTTGCATACACATAATATTCTTGAGTTGCCTACGGTAGATCTTCCTTGGGCAACAGTTGTTCAACCAGTCAGTGGTGGTAGTAATGCGGCAAGCATGGCTCCTACTGAAGGAACTGAAGTTATGGTTGTGTTTGCTGACGAACCTGATTGCCAGATTCCAATCGTTGTTGGGGTGATTCCAACGCTTCCGCAACGACAGCATGTTTGGTTGAATAATGTTCCTGGAGCCCCTAAAGTCAAGGATATCATCAGTTACGATATTGGTCACTCTCTTCCTCGCAGTCAAGCTGAAGACGCTCTATCAAAGTCGACTGAAATCAGTGAAGGCGGTTTAACAACAACCGACAAAAACAATGCACGTGATGTTGCCAACAATGCAGATGGCAATGTTCAAGACAGCATTCATGCTATTGGTGGATCAACTGCAAACCCTGCCGCATGTGGTCGTAGCACGTTAGCATCAACTATTCGTGCTCAGTATGGTCAAGCAAACCCCACAATGAATCAGAAGTTGCTTGTCAGCGAAATGCAGATGGGGAGCGAGCAAAAGGCTATTGAAGCGTATGCTGAAAAAATTGTCAAAACAACTGGGATCAGTCTTGCAAAGGATATTATCAAGGGCAAGACGTCAATCGGAGAAGCAATGGGCAAGTTGTCAAGTGACATTGCTTCAGGGGTCAATGCGCTTGGTAAGGAAAAGCTCGAGTCTGTATTTGGCGACATTTATAGCAAATTCAAAGGATCTGGCGGTTCTGAGCTTGGTGAAGGTTTAAGTGCATTGGCCGGCGGTTTTGGTGATCTTAGTAACGCTTTTGATGGCGGATTGTCGTTCGACAATATTGGTAAGGGGCTAGATTCTGTTGAGGGAATTCTTGATGGGGTTATTGGTCTTGAGTCGGGATTGAGTAGTCTCGTTGGTGGTGAATCGGGCGTTGGTGGAATCTTTGACAGTATCTTAGAAGGTGACCTTTTTGAAGGGATCGGCGATAAGCTTGGTGATATGGCAGATAGTGCCATGGAATATATTGAGAATTTTGATACTGACAAATTACTCTCAATCGCCGATAGCGTTCTTGAAATGGATCTTAGCAACATTGGAGGTCCTGTTGGTAATGTATTAGCAACAATGCGTAAATTCGGGATCGACACAACAAACATTAAATCGATCATCAAAAGTTTCACTGGTGCTGGTGGTATAGATTTCAAATTGCAATTTGATGCTAGTGGTCTCGCTGATGCAATTACACGAAAGATTCGTGATCTTATGTCCTCCGGCATTGAAGCAGCAACCATGGCTGCCGATATGGCTGGGAAAATGAAAGGGTATGCACCATCCATTGAACGTATCCTTTCAAAAGCTGCTAAGGCTGGGTTTGTTACTGGGATTAATGCAAACGCAATTGCTACTGCGGTTTATAACTTCTTTGATTTTATCGAAAAGGTTATTCGTCGAATGCTGGCAATGGCAGTAATCGGTGCTGGATATGTTGTTCAATGGGTTACAGAACAAATCAACGCGTTGGCGGCATCGTTCCTCGATATTTTCAATGGTTTGGAAGGAATCATTGAAGAGATCCTGAACATGATTCCATTCACCAACATCATCGTCAATATGGTGTTGAATTACGTCACATCATTTATTCCAGGGATGGGTGATGATGAAATTGACTTTGGTATCGGGCCTGATGCTATTAGATTAGCAATTGATAGCGGCACATACAACAGTAACGCTTTCAATGGAGTTGGTAACCGTAAAGGGATCGATGAGCAGGGTAAGGGCAATTTAACCAGTGATGCTTTTGCCAACGTTGGTGAAGGTAACACCCCTCCAATTCATGGTCGTTGGGGAGGTCCTAACTTTGGCGGTTCGAAGTCGGCTCCTGATACTGCAGCTGCTATTAATGCTCAAGAAAACCCATCACTAACAACACGAATGATTAATGCTACAGAACCTGATATTCCTGGATTTACCGGAAAGGGTCATTCTGGAGCGAACATTCAGACGTTAGTTGGAATTCTGCCAGGATTGGGGTTAGGGACAATTGAAGCTATGGCTTCATTCCTAGCGGTATCGTATGCTTACTGTAAGTGTTATCCGCAAATACGTGATTATGAATATACAGAAAAGCAGCAGTTGCTAGCAAAATTCCCACGTACGTTCAGTCATGCCACTGAAGAGCTTTATCGCAATTATCTGTTTGCTCGATCGTTGAATAAGTGTTCAATATCTGAATTCTACAACTTCGTTTATGATAGTGCCCAAGATGGTCAAGCATTAGGGAACAGCGCTGCTGATGATGGATATCGATATGCTGAAGCTGGTTTATTGCCATTGGTTGGTAAAAACAGCTACCAAGCATATGGCATTAAGAGCGCTCAGGAGTTTATTGGTTCGCTTGAAATGTGCGCCAAGGTTGCAGTTCAGCAATTCCTTAAAGCATTAAATGGGATCCCATCAGGCAACATTAATGCTTGCATCATGGCGGCAATCACTGTATTTGGTGTTGATCGTGACGTTGCAATCAAAGCATTTGAACACTTCTATGGTGCAAAATTGTATGATAGTTTCAAGGTCAATGAAAAGGTTGCTGGCAAGGGTGTTGATGCTAACGGCTATTATGGTAGCGCACAAGAGGATGTTGTAATCACTGGGTTCCGGGATCCTAACGGAAAGTATCCATATAATCGTAATTCCAACACAAGCACAATAAGCAAACTCGCTGCTGGTGATAAGGTCAATACAATTGTCACTAGTAAAGAATCGCGCCGTCGAATTGGGATCCCAATTGCGAATGATCAAGGAACATGGGATCAACCTCATAGCAGCTATGCAGCACAATATCCTTACAACACTGTGCGTGAAACTGAGAGTGGCCATGTGCAGGAGTTTGATGATACACCAGGGCATGAACGAATCCACACGTATCATCGTAGTGGTACATTCACCGAGATCGATTCTTATGGCAGCAAAGTCACTCGAATCGTTGGTGATGATTATACATTAATTGATCGTAATGGATTCATTTTCATTGCTGGTAACGCTAATGTCACATGTACTGGTAATATCAACATTTATTGTCAATCTGACACGAATATTGAAGCTGATGGCACCGTTGAAATCAAAGCTCATGGTAACATGAACTTGGCAGCCGCCAACGATATTAACATTAATGCAGGTGGCAATATCAATATGTGGAGTGGTGAAGCGGCGAACCTACAATGTAATAAAAACATGAACGTTCGATCTGTTAATGGTGCTTTCTACGTAACTGCAGAAAAGGACATGAACCTATATGCAAAAGAACGCGCGTTCTTGACTGCTGAAAACAAAACAGTTGACATCTATGGCAAAACGTCAGTTAGTATCGAAGGTGAGGAAATGGACGTTAACATTAAAGGTGGCCATAATGTTAACGTTGATGGTGGTTATGCATTACAGCTAAAGGCTAAAGAATATGCCGCATTAAGTGGTGGTAATGACGTTGATATTAACTCAGGCCAAAACCTACGTCTACAGGCATTGTTGAACATGACTGTTTTGACTGCTGGTTGGTATCGCCAGACGGTTGGTTTAGCTACTGATATTTCCAGTGGTGGGTACCTACACATGGCAGCAGGAGCAGAAGCAGAATTAAGTGCATTGGGTGCATTAACATGTAGTGCAATGGGGGCACTTAGTCTTGGTGCAACAGGCCTTGTGAATATTGATGCTGGTGCTGCGATGACAATCGGCGCCAAAGGTGCATTGAGTGTTAATGCTGGTGGTACCCTTGGAATGATGGCTGGAGCTGCGGCAATGTTAACAGCAGTGGGTAGTTGTGGGATCAATGGTTCTGTAGTTGGATTGAATAGTCATTTATTAGCACCAGTCACATCTTCAGTGCCGGCAATTACAGTTCCCACGCTACCTGCCGGGTTTGCTATGAAAGCATCCGGTAGCAGTGGTGCGGTTCCTGGCACCAAGGCGTTGATCTATGGTATGGTGTCAATTGCTCCTCGTATTCCAGTATATCCAAACATCACGCCTCTGACAACAGACCATCCGTTGTTGGAAGGAGAGCAAGTGATTGAAGATGAAAATCAATTACAGCAAGCTGATGCCCAATTGATCGAAAAGAGTGTGGTAAGTGAAACTGGTCGTAAGTTCCCAATTGAAGGACCGAAGATTACAGACATTCCAGATAATGGGGTTGACCATAAACCAGCGCAGATGCTTGAAAACGTGAAGAATAATCTCAACTATAATGCAAACACGAAGATTAGTGAACACTTTAAGTTGAATGATATGTTTGATGGTGGGTTTAATCGCAAACATATTCTTCAAGATCAAGCTGGGTTTACAAAGGATGAAATCGTTTGTAATTTGTGTAATCTTGCAGAAAATGTGCTAGAACCGCTGCTCAAGGTTCTTCCAGGCGGGATCGATGGATATCGCAAACAGTGGGGAATTAACAGTGGGTATCGGTCAACTAAGAATAACGCAAATACGAAGAATTCTAGTAAAACTAGCCAGCACTGTAAAGGTCAGGCTGTTGATATTCAAATTTATGGGCAATCAAAATCATATCATTATGAGTTGATTCAAAAGGTTGCATCAGCAGTTCGATTTGACCAATTGATTCTAGAATATAGTCCAACCGGACGTAGCGCTTGGATCCATTGTAGCTACGTCGAAAATCGTTGTCGTAAACAATGTTTGACTATTAATCTTTGCGCGCCAAAGGGTAAACAAACCTCCAAGGGTTTTGTACAGTACGCATAATATTAAAAAGGGCCCTATAGGGCCCTTTTTTTGTACAAACTTTGTCAATGAGTTATGGTACTTTGTTCGCAGCTTCAATAAGCTTTGGCATTACCTGTTGCATTCGTTCACAGAAGTTTGACGTGTGTTTTGCTTGCATCACAGCAACACGACATTGATTGCACCAATCAAACAAATGACATGAAAGACACTGAGGTTTAACGACAAACCCTTCTGACATTAAGGTCATATCACGTTCACCATTTTTGTTCAATGGTGCTTTATAATCAATCCAGCTGTTTTCGATACTACAAGTGCTGACTTCGTTGTTTGGTGACACACATCGAATAGAAGAGTTGCAGTTTCGCATCCATGGGCAATTGTTGGAGTCATTTCGCTTCTTAATGATATCAACAATTGTCATACAGTTGTTTTCGTATTGTTCTAACCCTTGATTGATAATCATGGTGTAATCTTCAAGGATATCGGGAAGTCCATAGCCGACATCTTGATTGCCAGCTTCAAAAGCGGCATTGATTTTGCATGAGGTGTCCAAACGCTTTGCTAGCTGCACAGTCTTGAGGACAGAATCTCGATTGTCTTGATCAATTACCGCAATGAATGGAAGTGGTTTCCCTACTAGTTTTTGAAATTGATCATATACTTCCGTAAACATCGATTCTGTATACACGGTTTTCCCTATTAGACGTTTATTGCCGTATTGAAAACTAGTACACACATGCATGTTAGGAAGCTTAAAAAGATCAACCCATTTGTCAGGACGTTTCCAAAAATCCCACATATTTGTGGTCATTCCATACGTTTCTACATTGAGTGATTCTTTTTCGATTCGATCAAGAACGTTCCAATAAAAATCGGGCGACTTGCAAGTTGGGTCACCACCCTCGAAGATTAAACTTTGGATTGGTTGATAATCTCGTATGTGCTGAATGATATCATCAACTAACAGCTCACCTTTCAGTTTACTTGCGCTACAAAACGTGCAATTAAAGTTACATCTAGATGTGGAACGTACAATTAGTTGGACTGCATTACCTCTATTTTTAGGACCTTTATTGCAACTATAATTAACAACATTACTCATGAGCGAGCGCCTTCATCAATTTCAATTTTTTAATAATAATTTCATTTGGTCCACTCAGTGGCGGCCGATTGGTATACATTGGTTGCATTTCACTTAAGTTGTATTCAGACCAATGCCCCTCACAGATGTTTCTAAAAAAACATTTTGCACACTGCTTCGGTTTAGTTTTATTTTGAACCTTTCGAGCATATTCCCAATCATACGAGTCTTCATGAACGGGGGTGCACACAGTTTTTTCCATGTACACATCGTCACTGCAATAATAAAATCTAGGATCAATTTTACACAGTGGGAACGTTTCCAGATCTGTAAAGATTCCATATTGTTCAGATTTTTCTAAGGCCCGAGTAACGTATGGTTGAATTTCCTCGTAAGGAACAAGCAGTTGATCAATATTGACTCGAGCATCTCCACAACCATGAACATATGCAATATTGATTCGACGAAAATCTAATTGATCAGCCAATTGTACAACATGGTCAATATCTTTGTAATTAACGCGTGATAGCACGAATTTCAAGCATGTTTCGGCATGTGCTCGACTGAGTACCTTAAGACCTTCAACCGTTTGTGTATAGCTGTTTTTAACGTGTGTAATCGCGTCATGAATTGGTTGGGATCCATGGACAGCAACGGCGAAGTTACATTTTTTTAAATCACAGATTGAATCGATCAGTTGCTGCGTGATTCGACGACCATTGGTTTGGATCTGCACCGATTTATAAAGAGAGATTGCCTTGTTAATCAATTGTGCGCAATCTTTACGAAGCGTAATCTCCCCTCCAGTCAATACACAACCGTCAGCATCTTTAGATTGCTGCTCGAGAAGTTGGAATACTTGTTCAGTGGTTAGATCGGTTGAAACCCCATCTTGCTCTAAATCGCGTTTCATGTCGCCAATCGCACAATGCAAACAGTGGTTATTGCACAAATAGCCCACTTTGATATCAGCAACCGATTTCATCGAAGCTCATCTCCATTCGCCATGGTGATTAGCATCATATGGCATGCATCAAACACATATTGACAATATTGATACAGAATGCTCACAAAACCACAACAAAAATCAATCATAGAATTCTCCTTAACATTGGTTAAACTATACAACACAAGCACAGTCATAGGCAACAAAAAAGAGGGGATTTGAACCCCTCTTCATAATTAACCCAACAAATATTGATATATTGATTTCATTCCCGGGCAACCGGTATGATCGTGTTTTAATTGAAAACAATCACCATTGCAATATTGATAATAATTACACATGAGACATTGAGTCTGTTGTTGTTGCTCCTGTTTGATCAACTTATTATCAAACCATTGAATTGTGTTGACATTATTAGGAGCGTAACATGCCGTGTTTGGGCACCCACCAATCGATCCGTCTGGATTAATCGTGTATACGGTCTGCATACATTTTCTAGCTCGACAACCAAGGAACTCACCTTTAATGCTTTGCTCAACACCTTGAAAGATTGGGATCGTGATGTGTTGGTATTTTGGTTGTTTGCTTGTTTTATACGCATCAAACAACCACTGATCAATTTGTCTATTATTTGGAATTAATGGAATTGTGTTTTTGTTAATGGATATCGTCTGATTAATCGCACGACCGGTATAAGTTAATCTTTCAAAGTTGATACGATTTACACCAAGCGCCTTCATATAATCAAAAACAGCTTCGGGTGTATAATCAGAAATTAACGCACTAGTGATACAAATAGTTGGTTGAACTTCGATTCCATTATTAATTAATGAATGGACATTATCTGTCCATTGACTTAGCTGGCGTTTTGATTTGAATCGAATAACTGGGTCCCAACTAGTCTGAATTAATTTAATTGATCGATCATGGTATGGCTGCATCATATTAAACAACTCAATATGCCTATCCGTTAACGGATAAACCAAATTAGTTGTGACAGACCAATATACGTTTGATTTGTTTGTTTGTCGGATGATATCAAGCAGAATATTGGGATCTGTTAGACAAGGTTCTCCTCCAAACAATTGACAACCAACATCATCATTACAATGATTTTGTACAAAATCATTGATCCATTGAATAGACTTCTTGATAACGATATCATTCATATCGTTGTGATTATTCATCATTTCGTTAAAACAATGATCACATTTTAAATTGCAACGATTCGTTAGTTTAAGGTAGATAGTATAGTTCATGTTATTGTATTACTAAAGCATCTGTAGGTTTCTTGCTTGAATTGCGTATAAAGATGGTGCCTATAATTCAGAATTATAGGCACCAGAGGAGAAGATTTCAACTTTCTAAAGTAATTTACTTTAACGAGAATTGTGTTGAACACAAGACCAAATGCTCGCCAGTTTCAAGAGCAACGGCGATTGGTTGTGTTGAGTTATTATCAACCATTGCGACCCCCGGATATTGTGGATCAAGAACCAGTCGATCAAATTTTTTAACTGCCCCATTGACACGCACCTTCACTCGGCCGACTAGAGCAATTGGCAAACCATTTTCGAGACCGCTATTCATCAAATAAGCAGGCTTTTCAGACACAACTGCATTAACTGTGGAGGTTGCAACTGTAATCTCTTCAGAGCCACCAAACTGGACAAGCGTTCCCGGCTCATATGCTTTATCAGATTTATAAAGCTCTGCCAAGTCAGCCCAGTTTGCACGTAATGCAGTACCGTTAATTGTATTAACGAACGTCTTCGTGCCATTGATGGTTTCATTGCCTGTTGTATGAACAACACACGTCGCTTGTGCCACCCACTCTGTGTTTGCAATCTGTTTGCTTCGATCATCTGCAGCTGGAGTAGGGCATGTAGGCTTACCAGTAAAATTGGGGCTGTTAATTGGAGCATAATATTGGTGAATAACGTTGCCCAATTGATCCTTTACAGCACTATCAGCACTGGGGCTGCCTGGGGCGGTAGTCGCATAGCCTTTATCGTTTTCTAATTGACTAACCTTAGTTGGGATGTTGCTAATCATGGCAATTGGAATACCACCACGCTTTACACCATCATGCAACCAAAGGTTTTTCTGTGATTTATCAAATACGAGTTCACCTTCCCTGCCTAGGTATGCTTGCACTTTTGGTGAATCCCCGCGCAATAGCTGAAGGTGGTATTGTTTAGTAGCCATTGATGTAATCTTGTGTTTTATACATTTACTTTGTTATTTAAGTGATCTATGTGAACTACCACAGGTGCTATAGCACCTGTGGTATGCACCCACAAATATTTTGTATCACAACCTCTAACATTAATGTAATCTTTCAATATTTGATCATCATTTTCAATCATTTTTGCGATATTGTAGTATGGGCATGATGTGCATTGATATTGATTAAACAAAATACTAATCCAACAAGGCATTTGACATTTTTCGTGATACTCACAGGTAAGACATCCACGCTTCAATATCCCTAATGAAGCTTTAATTGGATTGGTGTTCTCCTCTGTTATCAAGGAGGCGTATGTGGATCCATAAAACTGATCACTCGAAAGGGAGGAACTTCGCTTTGCACAATCGACACTCCACACTCCCTTTGTTATTTGAGAGCACTGATGACAATCACAATGTTTTTCAATATTAGTATTCAAAAACATCCAAAAAACCTTCTCCAACACAATTATATTGAACAATTTATTGGATATGCACGTCTTGAAAAACAATGTCAACAGTTCATCGGTAGGCAATTGTGTTTGCCAATTAGGATTTGCAATGTAGTAGTTGACGTCGATGTTAATCCCAAGATCTTGAAATAATAGAAGGACAGATATATCATTGATAAGCGCTTCAATGTTTGGTTTTGTTAACGTTATCGAGATACGTTCTAAAATTCCAATATCAGCAAACGCCTTTACATTATCGATCATCAACTGTTCTTGCTTTTTTGACGAAAATCGATCAACAGGATCATAACTGAATCCCAATATACACCGGTGGTTTGTGTCGGTCAACAGATTGACAACTCGCTGTCTTTTCATGAAAACACCATTGGAAAGCCAGCTGAACGTTATATCCATTTTTGGGTATAGATGGTGGATTTCATGCTCAATATCGTCCATTAACTGACGATAGATGTGGAATATACCATCATCGAGCCCATCCATAAAAACCTCACCTCCCCAGAACATGATGTTAACGTGATTGATGGTCAAATCATCATTAACAATAGTTTTATGTAAATTATCAATGATTATCTGAGGAAGTGATTTGATATAATCAATGTCTATTTTTGCAGACCTATCGTGCTCAAAACAAAACTTACATTTCAAATTACATTTTTCAAATAAAACACAACTAATCTCATACTTGTTAAGTTTCTTATAAAATGGGATGATTGATATCGTCATTGCTCCGAATATAATCGATTAAAGTTGCACAGGGGCAGCGTTCACTACACACTGCATGCTTAAACAATAGAGAAGTCCAACACATTCCAGGACAAATATTGTAATACTTGCATACTACACACCCTCGCTTTTGTTCCCCCAATGATCTTTTGATCAAACGAACACTGTTCTCTGACACCTCTGATTTGCCGTAAAAATCACAATCATTATACATTGAACTGTATTTGACGCAATTATACGTTATTTGACCATTTCTAACAACCAATCGATCATCACAAATACAGAACGTGCTTTTAGTTTCGTGCTTAATGTTGTTGATAAACTGATCTAACGCTTTAACATTTGTGTAACCATTATCAAGACAGTATTTCCAAAATTGCCAATAATCATCATCAGATGGGATCAGGTGAACATAATTTGGATTACTATTGATGTAATAATTGATCCCCACATCATAATCACTAAACATCTTCATATCATCATGCTTGATATAATGATGAATTGATTGTTTGGTTAGCGTTATGCTGATTTCATCCAACAAATCTTTTTTATCGTAGAATATGATATTATCAAGGGCTAACTGTTTTTGTTTGGCCGATCGATATCGATGTACCGGATCGTAACTAATACTGATATTACTGTTAGTTGATCTTAAAAACTGCTCAACAAGATCTTTCTTGGTATGAACAGCATTGCTTATCATTTCAAACAAAATCGGACCAGCATAACCAGCTTTTCTGATGACACTTTTTAAATCATCAATCAGTTTGGTATAAACTGGAATTCGCTTTTCCAAACCCCCATCGATAAACAACTCCCCACCACAAAAACTAATAGTAAGTTGATCAAGCTGCTTACCCCTTGCTTCAAACTCTTTAACGAATGATTGATATACGTCTTGTGGTATCATCTTGAGTTTTTCCAAACCATATGGTGCACAATGGTTTTGTTCGAAACAATGCTCACACTTTAGGTTGCATCGTTCAAAAAGAATAATATCATACGCTAATTTTTTCATTGTGGTATTTGTAGAGTTTTTTTGGAAACGTGCAGCATGTTTGGAGCATGCAAGGTTGGCATGAACTAGCAAACTCACATGTCAAACAAGAATGACAGATACTGGGAGTTTTGTATTGAGGGCATCCTTTATTGATTGACCCTGAAGGATTCAATGTGTAAGTTTTAGAACAATTGAACACCCAACTATCAAGCTGATTTAAAATCACACTCTGAGGATATTCTTCACACCAATGTGAATGTATGTCAACAAGCCACCGATCAACATTATCATAATACGCTTGTGTTTTAGCTTCATCGTACAGCTGTTCGAACAATATTTCACAGACCCCTGATTTTCTCCACTCTGCTACTAAAGCGTAAAATGATTGTTTATCGTATGAAATCAAATCATCAGTTAATGTTACTAAAAGCAATGGTTTGATTGTATCGCTGATATATCGAACATTAGACAACCATCTATCGTATTGGTTATCAGTAAAACGTTTAGGATTCCAGCTCGTTGATAACGATATGTTATGTTTTATTATTAAATCCAAAACATCATCATTAATGCTTAACAAATTTGTCGATACACTTGTGATCTTTCCAGTGTTCACTGCATCAACAAATCTATCATAATATAACGTTGGTTCGCCCCCAAATAATGTGATAGCATCACATTGTACCTGCTTTAATGCTTGGATGAAATTTTCTCTGTTATAATTATCATTATATGTTCGCAATTCACAATGCGGACATTTTAAGTTGCATTTGTATGTGAGAATTGCATACAAATGATTTATGTGATATCCCATTCCTTTTGCTGCAATATTAATGACTTTCTTTTTATCATCTCTTGACAAAAAATGGGATCCCATTTAGCACTCTCCCTATTAAAAGTACAACCATTACAAAGGTTGTACAACTCACAATAATAACATTTGGCACTAATCACTTGTTCAATTCCCAATTTTTGGGGGGTAGGAATTGGGCATATTGGCTCGTATGGAATGCTATATCCGTTTGATAATAGTTCTTCACAATAGCCATAATGCAATTTATCGTGACAATCGATCCAACATGCTCTGATGCACGATTCACACATGTGCTTTGAATTAAACCCACAGCCTCCCTGAAATTGAGGATCTTGATCAACATAATCCCACAATCCTCGATCTTTGATATCAAACCAAATATCAAACATCTTATACAGAGGATATGTTATTTTGCTGTTCCCAATAGCCCTCACAGGATTGAGTTTGCACTTAGTTCCAAGCGATTTGGCTAGAAAGATATGATCGATTGCTTTGTTGGCATTATCATTTCCAATCACAGCAATGAATTTCGGAACGTATCCTACAACCGATTCAAACCTTGATACTACATCTAAAAACCGCGTTTCTGTATATACCGTGTTATGATTCCACAATCGTTGGTTTCCATATTGAAAAGAGGTAGCAACTCCCACTCTATCATTCTTCAATAAAGGCGCCCAATACTGAGGATTATTATAAAAACTTTTCAAGTTACTTGTCAATGAAATTGGAACATCAGTCAACTCCAATACATGGTTGTAATACTCAATCGGAACGCATAGAGGATCACCCCCTGTGAAAATGATTGTGGATGGATTCAGAGTGTGAATGACCTTGATTATTTGATCAGGAACTCTCTTTGATTTTTTAATTTTCAATTTTCCAGCACTACAAAATGTGCAAGCAAAATTACATTGACTCGTTGGTTTGATGATTAGTTCCATGATTACACAATAGCGAACTGCCACTGATGGTTACCATCAGTGGCATCGTGTTTCATTGATATTCCTTGGATCACGAGTTGAATCGCTTCTTCCCATGATCTAGAGAGTTATCTCCACACGCTTTTTAATATCGATCAAAAGTACTTTGAAATTCTTTGGTTCCCTACATTCCATAGGTACCATCTACATTTTATTATACGTTACCTTTCCAAGCAATTCATCCACGATACTTGAGCATCTTTAGTTTCCTTGCTTGGATTTTTATAAAAACCTACAGAGTGCGGAACTTTATATTATATCACGCGATGTGTGTTATTTCAACATACCCTTGGATTGAAGATATCGATATATGATCTGCTTCCAGCAGTATTTGTGTTCAGAGTATGCGTGGAAACAGATCGACTGACAACGTTGATAGTACTCACAACCAAAGCAGTTTACAGTGCTGATAAATTTGGCCTTTCTGTCACCTACATTGCTGCAGCATCGGCGAGCACCGTCTCTGGACACCCACAACTCATTACAACTGTGGTCCTGTTCAGATTTGAGATTGCTCAACAGTCTCAAGATTGCCTGACAATCCGGCTGGTTATCAATTAGCCAGGTATACAATTTAACCAAGTCTTCCTCAGTTGTTTTATATTCTTCACTACCATTGTCAATATAATCTCCAAAGATAACGCTGCAGTAATCTTTATCTTCAAAGAAGAAATTCATCTGTTCACACAATGGATTATTTTGATTAACGATAGCGTCAATATTCTTACAATGTGCAGTTAGAGCAATATTAACGAAAATATCATAATCACGTGTTAGACACTTATAATTATGCATAACGCGTTCAATCATGTACGGCTTGGTATATCGACCAACCAAGTCAAACGAAAACAGAATTGTGAAGTCCAGATGATGTTGATGACGTTGGATTAACTGTGCAACTCGGTCAATATCTTTACACAACAAATTTGTGTAAATACTGATATTAATCTTCATATTTTCATCACAGAATGTTTCTGCCAATCCATTGAACAAATCATCATAAATGCTATAGTCAAATTTATCCTGGAACAGCTCACCACCGACCATACAAATGCTCAGATCATTTGAGTCTGTTATAAATTCCTTGATAGACCTAACAGTCTCTAACTGATCCATGATTGTTTCACGACTCATTTTATTTGGAGTCTCAAAATAATATGAACTGTCTGGATTTTTCCTCAAACAGAAACCACAATCCAAATTACATTCATCAAACAAAACCATCACCAAACTATTACACTTGATTGCTTGTGCTTGAATGGGGATAACTTTCTCATTCAGCTTTTCTGTTTTGTGTAATAAAATGGTATCTAAAACGTACATCACATATTCTCCACATATTTTTTAAAATCGTCCACGATTTTTGGATCCGATTTAATATAGTTATACACCCGAGCGAATGGACATTCACTCATTTCATACTGGTTAAACAAAATTGATGTCCAGCATGGTTGGACACAATATAACGCATTGTCACATTGATTACATCCTCGTTTAGTCGTACCCAAACCTTTGCGATACAGATGAATGGTTTGCTCATTCACTTTTGGGGTGTGATCGCCATAAAATGAAGATAACCCTAATGTGCTATTGATATTGACACACACTTTCGTTGATCCCTTTTCTGTTATTGTTACTAACCGATCACAATTGCATGTGCCAAATATTTGATATTGAGGATTGACAAATGGTTTTAAAATTTCCCGAATGTCTTTGAACTGATATAGTCTATTATCGATGATCCATTTGAAAAGGTCAAACAGATCATCGTCCGACGGATTGAGGTTTTGATATCCAGGTCCCGGAATATAGTAACTTAAATCTAGATTGTTACACCACTTCGTCAGCAAAACAACATCTGATTCACCATTGATGTATCCTTCAATGCTTGGTTTTGTTGGGGTTATCAGTATCGCGTCAAGAAGGTTGTGTTTGGAGAAGTGTTCAACGTTGTTTAACATCATATTGTGTTGAACACTGCTTGGATAACGACCAACACAATCGTAACTAAACGATATTCGACTATTGGTGTTGTTTATCAGTTTCGTTACCCTATCGCGGTTTTTGAAAACCCCATTTGTCAACCAGTTCAACTGAATATTATATTCAGACAATTTTTTACGGACATCGTGTGACACTTGCTCATACAAGTCGAAAATGTCATCACCGAGAGTGTCCATAAACACCTCCCCACCCATGAACGTTATTTCGATATTACTCAGTGGTTGTTTTTCAACCGCTCGCATAAACAACGTTGGAAGAGATTTGATATACTCAGTATCGATTCTTTTTGTTTTATTCGATTCAAAACAAAAAGAACACTTCAAGTTGCATCTGTCAAACAGAATGCACATAATATTAAAACTATCGGTCAATTTCAATCTCAGGTAATGTTACAGCATTAATAACATTGTTTGGTATTGGTTTCCATTCGAACTGATGTGTGTTATACTGCACGTTGCCACATATGATGCAAACTGGGATCTTGCGGATTTTCAATAGATGAATAAACACCCAATCCAAACAATTGCCCCATCTTCCGGCCATCAATTGAAGATGATGTCCGTCTTCTTTCGTTATCAGTTGTAACGTGATTGGGTCAATGCCGTTTTGTTGAATCTGCTTTAATCGTTCTTCAAACGGAATAACATCATAATCACAGTCAACTCCTCCGTAGATATTATCCCCATCGATGATGAAATCATTTCCATCATGATAGAAGATGTATGGGAGTTCAACGTAATCCATAACCGTATGATCAATGTTGGTAAACTTGTACACAAAAGAATGATATGAATTCGTTACTGTTGCTACCCCATTGACTGGTATCGCCTGTCTGAAATCAATTTGGCCACAGCTCGAGCTTTCAAACTCAACAGCTGTATATTCTATATTTTTAATCTGAGAATAAAACGTGGTAAAGTGGTTATGATTGAAAACATAAAGGTCAAGATCCAATCTGGCTAGAGGATCTTGACCTACCTGTAATACCCACAATTTGACTATACTCCCGGATTGGATACTGTCATAATCTTGTTGACCGATGTATATAACATCCACTAAAGGATTAATAAGCACCTCATGTCTCATATAATATGAGTGAAGCACATGTATATTGCTGTATTGAGATAACTTGTTGTAGTCAAAGTTGACGTATCCTTTAGCGGCATTATAAAATGAAAACTGTCCTATATCACTAGTTTTTACTTTCGTTTTTTTCAATTGCGGAATGTTGTCAATATTATTGACTTGTTCGGCGATATCTCTAAACTTATCAAAAGTTACCTTATTGAGCATTATCTTCTGACTCAACGTCTGTCATCATAACATCAACCATCTGATCGACCATTGATTTGAAACGATCCTGATCCTCAATCATACCATACATTAATGCTGCAAAGGGAGTATGATTGATTATGATATCAAACAACTCATTGTTGTTCTCAACAAACAAAGTCGTAAACAACACAGGCTCTGGTCGATCAATAATACTTATCAAATCAGGGAAATTTGACATCTTAATGATATTATATGCGTTTTTGCCAAATGTGGGGCACTCATTGACATTGGTTTCACTAAAATCAACCTGATCGGCCCACGAAACGCGTTTGATCACAAACAGGGATAGTGAGTTGTAAAAATCGATCAGCTGGTCGATGAGGGTTTCATTGTCAGCAATGAAACTGTCCATCGTTTCGTTAGTAATGAAATCGCTTAAGTTATTGTTGATCAATCGATACACAATAACACACATCCACATTTCATTAAGTTCGACAATGTTGTAATGGATGTCACTAGTAATATAATCAACAAGCCATGTGCAAATATCTTGTTGAGACACCTTACTAAAATCCAAACTAACATTATCAAAATTTGTGTTTCTCAGATATACTAAGGTCGTTCTAATTTGTTGTTTAATATCTGATACATTTGGAAATGAGATATTAGACATATCAACAATAGCACCCTCTTGCTGAATATGATCAATCATCATATTAATGTCATATGGCAGGCCGGTTAGAACTCGCGTATCACTCATTATCGACGTCCTCTGTTCGTATGACAAACATCATGACAATTAGCATGACATGTATAAAGCGTGTAATAAATTGTGTTGCTGTTGTAGCAACGATTTCTCCATTCATTATAGCAACTATCAACTGCACTAATATAGCCTGATGCAGAGATCAAGTTCCCAGACGACACATTACCGTGACTGGGGCTGAGATAAACATTACTGCCGCCACTTCGGGACCAATTATATGATGGACCATTCAGAACATCATTGCTGGTCGGAACACTTGGGAAACTGGTATTGAATGCTGCAGTCCCAGATGTTGTGCCAATATGAACCCAGTTGGTGTCATACTTGTTTTTCCACGTACTGCTAAATCGTCGAATCTTATTAAAAGATGAGGCAATACTGATCATAGAATTCCACAGGGTGTTTGCAGTAATAATCCCACCGTTGAGATTCAAACGACCTAGGCCACGACTCGATAACTGACCAGATGGTATCGCAATCGGGTTTTGAATTGTGCTTGTACCATCTGGATTTTTATCAGATTTTCGGCCAATTGGGGCACTTCCCGAAAAGCTTGGATAATAGCCACTATAATAGCTGGCAGAATATTCAATGTCAGACACTTGGCTATTAAAATAATTAATAGCCTCTTGCAAAACAATTAAACTTTGGGATGAAACAGACATATTATTCTAACGCTCCATATGATTCAACAATTTCAGGATGTGTATCGAGGTATTTAAAAATCGTTTTATTAATGCAGAACGATGTCTGTTTTTGTGCAGCTTGTACCCAACACTGTCCCGGGCATTGCTGAAAATAATCACAGCTGAAGCAATTGAACTTGTTCAAGATGTTATTCTTAATATGTTCGAAATCGTCTTTGATATAGTGACAACCAATATAAGCTCGACCCTCGTAATAAGTTAAAGATCTTCGACAGCTTACACTGGGGGATTTGTGGATGTATCCCTCTAACAAATTCTGGATATTGTCAATATTAAAAAACTTCTTATTCAAGCATTCAATATAAAAGTCGGCGATTCGTTGATCAGATATATTGTAAACGTTTGGTATACACTCCTGATAATCGATTCCTGTCAGATTATAAATTTTATTGAATATAGGGGTGCCCAGAAAGCTGGACATGTCACATTGTTTGAAGATGACAACTGTTGGTCTGACTACTATTTGATTATTCACCATTAACTGCATATTGTCAAGCATCAAATCGCGTTGCTTGTCATTTTGAAAACGATCAATCGAATCGTAACTCAATACAATTTCACTATCCCATTTCTTCAAAAAATCAAACACTCGATCAATTTTATGATACACTCCATTGCTATAGCAATGGAGGTGGAATGTTGAGTTGGGGGTATATTGTTGGAGTCGTTCTTTTAGGACGTTCAACAAGATATTATACTGATCAAAAACACTATCTTGGAGGCCATCCATGAAAATCTCTCCCCCAACGATTCCAATATCATATCGACAATCTTTCATTCCAGATCGTTCCAGTTCTTGCATGCATGCATCTGGAATCGATAAAAGAGAATCAAGATCAAATGGTTTATCTTGTCGACAATAGCAAAACTTACATTTAAGATTGCATCTAGATAGAATACCAATATTAATAAACATATCAAATCATTTCATATCATTGTCTGCAGAGCGGCTGTTCACACGAATGTGCATATCACGATTTGGTTGAGCATGTATCTTTAAATAATTCTTAAAATCTCGAATATAACAATCGTTATCATTTGCAAATACAAGATAACAATCCTGGATCTCACATTGATCAAAATACTCGCAAGTCAAACACTGCTTCATTTCAAAGAATTGTTGCATCATCTTAAAATGATCACAACATTGCCAACTTATGTTGTTGGGAAATACTGATACACAAGTAGCAAAGAATTGTTGCTCACTGATAATATTAGTGATCTTGGGATAATTCTCGTATAGGAAAATATACAAGTCAGTCAAAAGTTTACTGGACACACTATATTTGTCATCCCCAACATCCTGATACTGTTCTAGATGAATAGTATGATTGTTATAAAGATCAACCCACAGCGGATCATGATCCATAATGTGTTCAATGTTGGCCTTGGACATGCAGGTATTAATCAAATATGATGCGCCTGAACGTTTGACGGTTTCGATATTTTTCAACCAAAGATCTAATGTCTTTGCAGTCTTAAATCTTCCTTCAAAGTCAAAACTTGCATTAATGGTACAACGATGTTTGATTGCCAAATCGATAATTCTTTCAGGGTGCTTGGTAATCAAATTGGTCATCAATGCCCATTGATACTTACCACCCTGTTGCCTGATTTGGGATATACATGACTCTAATAGATCATCATAAGCTTGGTATATTTCAGATTTAAACTTATCTTGAAACAATTCCCCGCCAAGGATGGACATATTGTAGTATTCAGATCCATCCAAGGCACGAATTACTTTTAATGTATTTTCTTTTGTCCTATTGACAATGTCAACACTAATACTGTCAGAAAGATAATTATATTTTTTTAAGAAAACACCATCACAGTATGTTTGAATATCACTATCAAAATTTTCATAAAATCGTTCCAAACAAAAATCGCACTTTAGATTGCAATCATTAGTTACCATGATGCTTATTCCATTAACATACCGCTGTTTGTTTTTAAACAGCGGTAGTGTTTGGCCTAATGAATCATAAGCGATTTTGATCGGAATAATTCTTTCGGTGTTCATCAATCAATATACCCCATTACACGCATTGAACAGTGTTGATAAGGGACTGTCCATTTGTCACTAATATAACGCAACCAAATGCCTCCCCGACTACTATTATAATAGTATCCACCGACATACATCATTGCATCGCGGCTACTACACACCTTTATAGCATTAGTGCCAAACATTAGTGCACAATTATCTTCATCTGATTCACTGTGGCTTTCAGTAATTCGATATGCATTTTGTGGAGGGAATACCCCACAGCAACTCCATTCAGATCCCTGATTGTTTTTGAAAAAGACACAATCGTTGTCCTTTGTGCCAACTCTAAACACGATTGTGTTTTTGTATTTTTGGCGTTCTACGTCATCATGATCGTATATCTCGAGGGTACTAATATCCCAAGGCATAGGTTCCCACACCTCATCATCACTGCAAACGTCATCCGTACTAGCAACGCGATTAGGCACAAAGTCGTGAACTACCCTTGACTTAAGTC